TTACACAATGACCTGCCTTATCAACAACACCACAGACATCAACGGAAGTGTCGCTGACCTAAGTGTACAGAGCCTTTCCTTTAACGTCTCTGGTACTATCGCAGTTACGCCAACAGGCACATTCTAACAAACTAAACAAAGGGGCACAGCATGGCAAAGTTAATAGTCACACTAGCGGACAACAGCGTTACTGAGATCGAGATCACACCTCGCCTCGAATACGCGTTCGAGCTATATGCTAAAAAGGGATTTCACAAAGCGTTTCGCGATGATGAAAAGCAATCAGATGTCTATTGGCTTGCATGGGAAGGCCTTAGGTTAAGTGGAGCCACAGTCAAGCCATTCGGCGATTCTTTCCTTGAAACTCTAAAGAGTGTAGAGGTTGCAGAGTCTGACCCTTTGGCCTAGGCAGGGATAGCATCCACTATCTCATCGCTCGATTGAGCATTGAGACGGCTATCCCTCCACAATCTTTAATTGATTTAGATTCGTCAATGCTTCAGATGTTACTAAAAGCGTTGAAAGACCGAGCAAAGGAGCAGAGCGATGCCTACAGAGCTAAAAGGCGCTAGTGCGCTTCGTAAGGCTCTGAAACAATTCTCGCCTGATCTAGATAAAGAAACTCGTGACGAGATGGTTGGATTCCTAAAGCCATTGGTCAAGAAGGCTCGTGGCTATATGCCTGCCAATTCTGCAATGCCTTCGGGCTGGGTAGGCACTAGCGAGCCTGGTCAATTCCCTAAATACGATGCCAGCTTAGTTCGTCGAGGCGTTGGCTATAAATTGACACCTACTAAACCTAATCGTAAAGGTTGGATTTCTACAGTATCAATTCACAATAAGACCGCCGGTGGAGCAATCTTTGAGACCGCTGGACGCAAGTCAGGCAACTCAGGAAAGTTCACCCCACGCCTACAGGGCACACTTACAGGATCAGGGAAGATGCAAGGCCGAGCCATGTTTAAGGCTTACAAAGAAGATGAAGGTAAAGCTAAAGCTGGAGTAATTAAGGCGCTACAAAAGGCCGCCGCTAAGTTTAACGCGAAAGGCAATGAGTAAATGGCTGAGTTACGGGCTGACATTGTCAGCGAATTTAAGGGTAAGAAGGCTTTCAAGGATGCTGACAAAGCCACTAGCACTTTAGACAAAAGCGTAAAAAGATTAGGCAAACAACTTGCGCTGACCTTTGGCGCGACTCAATTATTAAAATTTAGTAAGAACGCGGCTAAAGCATTTATAGAAGATCAAAAAGAAGTCACTCGTCTGACTCAGGTTGTTAAGAATTTAGGACTAGCCTTTGAGGCACCAGCTATAGAAGATTACATCGGAAAACTTTCTAGGCTTTCAGGAGTCACAGATTCTGAGCTTAGGCCGTCGATGCAGACCCTTTTGCAGATAACGGGCTCAGTCACAAAGTCTCAACAAATGCTGGCACAGGCGATCGATGTATCTGCTGGCACGGGAATCGATCTTTCTACAGTCGCTCAAGATTTGGGTCGAGCATACACGGGCAATACTAGAGGATTAAGAAAATATAACTTAGGTCTAACTCAGGCAGAATTGACCACCGCTAGTTATGTTGATGTTCAGGCAAAATTAGAAAAGTTATTTGGTGGCACTAACGCTGCGCAATTAGGCACCTATGCAGGTCAGATGTCATTGCTTTCCGTCGCGGCTGGCGAAGCACAAGAAACAATCGGGCAAGGTCTTATCGATGCCATGATAACCCTGACCGAGTCTAAAGATGTTACTGACTTTGTAAATAAAATAGATTCTGTCGCTCAAAGCATATCCAATGCAATCGGCTCTGTTTCCAGATTTATTAGATTTATCAAACTATTACCGACGTACAAGTTTGGGCCAAATGGTGAAGCAGATCCTAGAGCGGCAGCTATCTTTGATCCAGCGCAGAACGCAACAACTGTTTTAAGCAACAACATTACCAACCCTACGATTCTTAAACAACAAGCTGCAGCTCGAAAGAAGTCTGAAGCCGATGCCGCTAGACGTCAAAAAGTTATCTTGGACGCACAGAAAAAAACAGTAGCACTACAGAAGCAACAGGTTGCTTTGAGTAAAGCATCAAAAACTATAGATTTAGAGCGTATTGGTATTGAGGCTGCGCTTAAAGGACAGATCAGCGAAACTGACAAATTGTCCTTGAATCTCCAATTAGCCTTACTAGATAAAAACGAGTCTGCAGCCTTGAAACTTTCAGCCCAACTGACCACAGCAGTTGAAAGACAAAATGCCCTTAACGCTGCGCTACTTGCAACGCCTGAGGCTCCTAACCCTTATCGTAATTGGATTGCACCTAAGTTCCCGTACGGCGAGATGGTGCCTAATTTTAACGTGCCTGACTATGCTAAACAGGGATCGGCAGGAATCACCGGCCGACCAGCTGGCGACTATTTAGGTCTCTCAGCTATAGGCGCTGGTGCAACCGCCGACGCTATCGTTAACGTACAGGTAGTGCTTGATGGTGACGTAGTGGGCGGAGCAATCACTAACACTCAAGTCAATCAGTCTCTCTCAGGTACATTTAGCGACGTGAGCCGTTACAACGGCCGTGGGGCACCTTCAATCAAATGACCCTACCTGCCACGATCTCGGTCTCGTTCGACTTTAGCCAAGGGGCGACCTTCGGCTATCCGTTCACTATTGGCGATCCTATCAACGGCGTCATCGGCGTATCTCAATTCGCTGCAACGGAAGTCCCTGATCCTGTAGTCGATCTGAGTAGCAGTACTCGATCAATCAAGATCCAGCGCGGAAGAAGTATCATGCGCGACACCTACGAGACGGGCACATGTACTGTCCGAGTAATCGATGAGACAGGCGCATTCAATCCTCAGAACACATCTTCACCCTATTTTGGCTACCTAACTCCACTTCGTAAAGTTCGTGTCGCAGCTACTACTCCAACCACTCAGCACTTCTTATTTTCAGGTTATGTCGATTCCTATAAATACTCTTTTCCAACTGGTCAAGAATTAGGCTATGTAGACATCGTGTGCTCGGATGCCTTTAGACTCTTTCAGATGGCTAACATAGCAAGTGTGACGGGCGCCACAGCGGGTCAAACTACTGGCACACGAATTACAAAGATTCTAGATCAAGTCTCATTCCCTACATCGATGAGAATTACAGACACAGGCTCGACGACAGTTCAAGCCGATCCCGCAACAGCTCGCACATCCTTGCAAGCCCTCAAGGCGGCAGAGTTCGCAGAGCAAGGCGCATTCTTTATCCGTACCGATGGCACCGCAGAATTCAAGGATCGCAACGATGTCGTGGGCTCTCTAGCGGCTACACCGATTGAGTTCAATCAAACTACTGGGATTCCATATTCAGACCTTCGTTATGCCTTCGATGACAAATTGATCATCAATCAAGCTAGCATGACACGCCTAGGTGGGTCGGCTCAAGTAGTGGCCAATGTTGATTCATCGGCTAGATATTTTCCTCATGGCACTACTTTGACAGAGATGATCCCTGAGACAGATGCTCAAGTCTTAGACATTGCTCGAATCTATGTCGCCACGCGTGCAAATACCGATATCAGAATCGATGCCATGACAGTCGATCTATTGGACACCGATGTCCCTACAGACACAATGATCGGCCTCGATTACTTTGATAATCTACAGATCACCAATGTGCAGGAGAATGGTTCGACAATCGTCAAGACTCTGCAAGTGCAGGGCTTAGCATGGGACATCACCCCTAATTCAATGAAGTGCACAGTAACAACACTTGAGCCTATAGTCGAGGGATTCATCATAGGATCATCGACTTACGGTATAATCGGACAATCCATAATGGGATACTAGGAGAAAACAATGGCAACAGGCTTTCCAGCGACAACAGGCGACATCTTTACGGCTGCAGACTATAACGGCCTAGTCACCTTCGAGATCAAGGCAGATCAGACAGCCGACTACACGCTTACTGTCGCCGACTCCTATCAAGTCTTAGTCCCTATGAACAAGGCTACAGCGATCGCCTTAAAGATCCCTACAAATGCGACAGCGGCTATTCCTGTCGGCTCTGTTATCACTATTCTTAACGAAGGCGTGGGAGTCTGCACAATCTCCGCCGTTACTTCGGGCACAACTACAGTTCTTTCAGCTGGTTCAGTTGCAGCTGCACCAACACTCGGACAATATAAGTCAGCGGCTTGCATAAAGACTGGCACAGATACTTGGTACATCGTGGGTGCGATTTCCTAATGCTTAACAATATCGTAGGGCTTTTAGGTGATGGCAAGCGTCAATTTAGCGTCGATTATTTAGTACTCGCCGGAGGCGGTGGAGGTTTTATTGGTCAGGTTTCCGATGAATATGGCGGCGGTGGCGGTGCAGGTGGCCTTCGATGTACTGTCACGGCAACCGGCGGTGGCGGTGCACTTGAAAGCGCATTAAGTGTTTCTACATCGACTTCATATTCTTTAAGAGTAGGCGCTGGCGGAGCGAGCGGAGCTTCGGGCGGTAACTCTATTTTCGCATCTATAACATCAACTGGCGGTGGGTTTGGTAACGGAATTTCTGGCGGATCCGGCGGTGGATCGCGTTCGATTTCTGGAACAGGCGCTGGCGGCGCAGCGAGCCCAAGCGGTCAAGGTTTTGCAGGCGGTTCTGGTACAGTCATTTTTGGTGTAGCTTCCGCAGCAGGCGGAGGCGGTGGCGCTGGTGCCGTTGGAGTCAATGGCAACGCAGGAAGTGGATTCGGCGTTGCTGGTAATGGCGGCGCAGGTGTTGCAAGTTCTATAACTGGATCATCAGTTACACGCGGCGGCGGAGGCGGTGGCGCCGGTGGAGGAACAGATGGAACTGGTGGAACTGGTGG